AGGAGGGTGGTAGAATTATAGCCTATTTTGATTTATCACCTACTGACATACAAAATTTAGATTTTAGAGAGTTAATTTATTTAGATGGTGATTCGAGTGTTAAAGGATATTATTTGGTTGAAAAAGTTATTGATTACAACCCATTAAATAGTAAATTAACAAAAGTAAGTTTGTTTAAATTTGAGGATTTAGGGAGTGTTAGTATTGATAACAGCCAAGAAGGTAATAATGATTCTAATACTGATGATGGTTTGACTCCTCCAATTTCACAACCTATTTATGTTGAAAGTGGTAGTACATTAATAGAGGTTTATATTGAAAATCCTGTAACTGGATTACTAGAACCAGTTTTTAAATAATAAGATATGGCAGATAATAAAACATTAGCTTTTAAAGTTGAATTACAAGGTACAGAAACGCAAAAAAAGAAGTTAGCGGCTTTAGAGACTGAGGTAAAAAATTTAACAGACCAAAGAGCTAAACTTAATAAAGCGGTAAAGAGTGGAAACAAAACCACTAAAGAATACGGTATTGAGATTGCAAAGATTAACACAGGTTTAAAAGCCCATAGAAGAGAGTTATTAGTTACTAGACAGGAGATGCTAGGAATAGATGGTTTTACCACTAGATTAGGTAAATCATTTAGAAAAATGGGTACAAGCATAGTTGCTGGTTTTGCTGGTCTATTTGCTATCCAACAAATGACTAGGCTAATCAAAGATGCTTTTGTTACTATCAAAGATTTTGAGCAACAGATGGCAAAAGTTGAGGCTATCACAGGTGCAACAGATGAAGAGATAAAAGCCTTATCAAACTCAGCAAAAACTTTAGGAAGTTCTACACGAAAAACGGCAACAGAAGTAGGTAAACTACAAGAAGAGTTAGCGAAGTTAGGCTTCACTACTGATGAAATATTAGATGCAACAGGTGCAATAATAAACTTATCAGAGGCAACAGGTTCAGACCTTGCACAATCTTCTAGTGTAGCTGCTGGAGTTCTTAATGCTTTTGGTTTAGAGGCTAAAGATACTAAGCAGTTAGTAGATGTAATGGCAAAGAGTTTTAGTAGTTCTGCATTAGATATTAATAAGTTTGAAATAGGTATGGCTAATGTTGGTCCTGTAACAGCTGAAGCTGGTGTATCTGTTGAAGAAACTACTGCTATGCTAGGAATATTAGTAGATAGAAACGTACAAGCATCTAAAGCAGGTACAGGGCTTAGAAACGTATTTTTAACACTATCTAAAGAGGGTAAAACTTTAGAGGGTGCAATGGCTGAAATTAACTCAGCAACTGATAGAAGTGCTAAAGCAGTAGAGATATTTGGAAAAGAGAATGCAGTTGTAGCAACTATACTAGCAGATACTAGAGATGAGGTAAACGAATTAAACACCTCTTTAAATAATACTGATGATGATGCTGCTAAGATGGCTGAAACAATGGGAGATACTCTAAGCGGTGACCTAGATAAGTTGACTAGTGCTTATGAAGGTTTTGTTTTATCATTGGATTCTGGAGAAGGTGCTATATCTAAAACTATCAGAGGCTTTTTAGATTTTGCTACTGAATCATTAAGGCTAGCATCTATATTAGGTAAGACAACAGCTCAATTAAGGCAAGATGCTTTTGATGAAAAGTTACCAGCTAGGATAAAGCAAATTAGAGAGGATGAAGAGCAATTTCAAAAAGATAATTTAGAAAGGGTTAAAAATAGAAAGGACTTACAAAATGCATCTGATAAGCAAATTTTAGATGCTCAGGTTTTAATGTTAGAGGCGGAAAGAAACCTTTCAGAAATTGCGGTTAAAAGGATAGAGGATAAAATTAAAGAGGGTAATCTAACAGAAGAGCAATTACAAACTCAAAATAATAGGTTAACTACACAACAATCTCAATTAGACATACAAAATGAGCTTTTAACAAACTTTAAAGTTGAGCAAGGTTTACAAAAGGATTTACAAGAGATTGAAAGATTAAAAAGAGTTGAAAAGAATAAAACTTTAAGACTAGAAAAAGAGAGTGCTGAAAGAAGGAAAAAGGAAGTAGCAGAGAACAAGAAGGCTAAAGAAACTATTGATAGAGATACTATTAAATCAATAGCGAATAAAGAAAAGCTAGAGCAAGAGGCTTTAGATATTAAAAAGATATCTACTTTACAAACTGAGAGAGAGATTGAGGATGAAAAGTTAAACATTGCTAGAGAGGCAGCAAAAAAGCAAGTTGATTTAAGTAAGGCAACAGAAGAGGCAAAAAGAAATGAAAAGATAGCCATTGACGCTAAATTTGATGCTCAGGCTGATGCGCTTGGTTTACAAAGAAAAGAAGAAGATAAGGTTAAAGATGATGAAGAAAAACTAGCGTTAAGGCAACAACAATTAGATTATGCTCAAGAAACTGCTAACTTGTTATCAGAAATTTCACAAGCTAGAGTAACAAGGCAAAAAGATTTAGCATTAGCTAGCTTAGATGCTCAATTAGAGCAAGGTTTAATATCTCAAGAGCAATTTGATAAACAAAGAGAGGATATCGAAAGAAAGGCTTTCCAAAGGCAAAAGAGAATAGACATAGCTACAACGGTTGCCAATGGTGCAGTAGCAGCAGGAAAAACAATAGCTAGTTTAGGTGGTATAGGTGCTATTACTCCAGCGGGTATAGCTGCTCTTGCTTTAGTAGCTGCTAAGACTGCAACTCAAGTAGGTATAATAGGCTCTCAATCGTTTGCTGAAGGTGGTTACACGGGTGATGGTTATGGCTCTCCTGATAGTAGTGGTTTTAAGCAAGCCGGAGTAGTTCATCAGGGTGAATATGTAGTTCCAAAAAACGTATTAGAATCACAAAGAGGTTCTAGCTTAGTAGGTGCTTTAGAATCAATGAGAACAAATAGACCTCAACCATTTAGTAATTTTGGTTTTGCTAATGGTGGTTTTGCTGGCGGTGGTAGTTTAGATATAGGTAATTTAAGAAATGAGATTTCTCAAGCGGTTGCTGATTCAGTAGGTGCTATTCAAGTTGTAAATAATGCAACAGATACTATTAGCCAAGCTGCTAGAGTCAATAACATCCAATCAGAGGCTACATTTGGATAAAATTATTATATTTAGAGTATGTGGTTAACTGCATTATTTGGTAAAGCAAAAAACATTAGTAGTGATTTAGCGAGTTATGAAAAGAAACTAGATAGGCTTGATATTTGTAACAAATGCCCACATAAAAAGGATAACTTTAAATTTCTATTTATTAAAAAACAAGGAGTACCTCAATGCGGTATTTGTAAATGTGCTTTAATAGATAAAACAATCTGGCAAGATGAACAATGTCCAAAAGGAAAATGGTAGATTTTGACGTTAATAAAAACCTAGAAAATTTAGATAACTTACAAAGGTTAGATATTAAAGAGGCTATTATTAAAACTGATGGTAAAATGTTTCCATGTAGTAAAAGCATAGAATATTTAACAGAACTATTTAAAGAGAATGTTGAACCAAATTTTAAGATTTCATGTGGCAGGTGCAAAAGGAGAATAATAAACTTTTGGAAGCAGAGGCTAGAGAATTGGCAAATGTATTAAATGATACTTTGTTTAGTGTAGTCAATAAAGCAAGCAACGTTAAACAAGCAACAGAGTTATTATTAAGCACAGGATTGATTAATCAGAAAGCTGTAAGAAATATGGCTGTAATTAACGACTATCACATTATGCGAAAGAATCCTTTAATGATGATGAAAGATATTTATTATAACCTATCTGTTAAGTATGATATTTCTGTTAATTTGGTTATTAAAATAGTTTTACAAAAGTAATTTATTATATTAGCGGTATATCTTAGCGATATAATTTTGGGGTTATTTATAGAGGGTTTTTATAGCCCTCTTTTTTTTATATAATTTTTTTATAGACCATTTAGTCTACAATCGTTTATTGTTGTAGTATGAATTGGTATAATGTAAGTAATTCAGTAAATAATAAATTATCTATTTCAATAGATGAGGAGATAGGCTCTTTTGGTATTGATGCAAAAAGCTTCATTGATGAGGTTAAGGTATCAGGTTCTAAAGATATAGAGCTTACTATTAATAGCGGTGGTGGTTCAGTTTTTGATGCTCTTGCTATTTACGACTTTCTTAAAAACTCTTCTTATAATGTTTCTGTAAAAATTGAAGGTTTAGCTGCTAGTGCTGCTACGATCATAGCTTTATCAGGTTCTAATTTACCTGTTATGAGTGAAAACAGTTTCTTTATGATTCACAACGCTTGGATGCCTGTTGTTAGTATGGCTGGCATGAATAGCGACGAGATAAGAGATTATAAAGAAGAGTTAGAAAAGCAGGCTCAGTTGATGGATAAGATTAACTTGAAACTTGCTAAAATCTACGCTAATTCAACAGGTTTAGGATTGGAAACAATTCAGGACATGATGAAAGCAGAAACTTGGTTAACAGCTGAAGAGGCTAAGGAGTATAATTTTATAGGTAGTATAGAGGTTGCTCTTGCTATTGCTGCTTACGCTAGTCCTAAAGAGTTAGCCAAGAAAGGGTACAAAGTACCTTCCAACTATGTAAATCAATTAAATAACGTGAATATGTCTGAAAAAGAAGGTCTATTAGACCAACTAAAGGCTTATGTATCTGAATTATTAGCTCCTAAAGCTGAAGCAGTAGAAGAGGAAGCAGTTGAAGAAACTGTTGAGGAATCTGTTGAAGAGGTTGAGGAAGTTGAAGAGGAAGTAACAGAAGAGCCACAGGATGCAGTTGATGTTGAGTCTATCAAAGCAGAGCTTATGGATTCAGTTAAAGCTGAGTTAACCGCTAAAGATAGCGAGTTAGCAGAATTAAAGAAAGAGTTGGATAAAGCCAAAGCATCGAGAAAGCCTTTAGAGGCTAAAGAAGATGTAGTTAACCCTGAAGCTAAAGTTGAAGAGGTGGATGAGTTAGGTGCTGCAATCCTTAATATTTTAAAATCTTCATATAAAAGCTAAAATTAAAAAAGATGGCAAATTTTATTACACAGTCAATTTCTAGTACTTATTCAGGACAGGAATTTACAGAAATCCTTTTCGCACCTCAAGAAGGTAGCTCGGATTTATCAGGTATTAGAGTAATACCTAACATTAAAGTTAAGGCAAATATGTACCTTAACAGTTCACTAACGAAAATCGTTAGAAAGTATTCAACTTGTGGTTTTTCTGCTACTGGTGGAGTAACATCTGTTTCAGATAGAACTTTAGAAGTTGCTAAACTTAAGGTAAACCTTGAAGAGTGTGGAGATGCTTTTTACGGTACTATCTTTGAAGAGTTTTACGGTTCAGGTACTGCAATCGATGATTTAACTGATACAGTTGTAGGTGAAGTTGCTCGTAAGAGAGTTGCTGAAGCTATTGCAGATGATAATGGTCGTATGGCTTGGTTCGCTGCTTCTAGTGCTGCAAGTGCTGATTACAATCAGTTTGATGGTTTTGTACAGTTGTTTGTAACAGGTTCTGCTTCTTTAGGGAAATATGTAGAAATGACAGCTATTTCAAATGTTGAAGATACTAACGGTGACTTAGTTGCTGATGGTGCTTATACTCTTTTGAAGTCAGCTTACGAAGAGCAAACTAAGGTTTTAAGACAAATGCCTAATGCTTCTAAATCATTTAGAGTTACTGCTACAATCGTAGATAACTTAATGACTACTTATGAGCAGTTAGGAACAGGAAATGCTCTAGGGCTTCAATTATTACAAGATGGACAATCTTTGACTTTCAGAGGTATTCCTGTTGTAGAAGTTACTGGATGGGATACTCAATTAGCTGATGCTGCTAACCCTAACTCAGGTGGTTTAGGTGCAGACATAGGTAAAAATATGATGGTTTACACAGTAGATGATAACTTGGTTATTGGTACTGATGTTGCTGATGCTGGTTCTCAGTTGAAATTTAGAAGTAATGACGATGACGATGAGTTATTGAAAATTATTGCTAAATACAAAATGGGTGCTCAGTTCGTATTTGGTGAGTTGATTTCTTTCTACTTTTAATATAAAGCCCCTCTTTATGGGGGGCATTTTTTTAACTAATAAATTTTATAGAGATGTCAGAAATTTCAACAGATATTTTAATAAGTTGTAACGATGAAAACCGCAGAGGTGGTATCAAAAGAGTATTCGTTATCAACAAAGATGATGTAACAAGCTTCACAGCTTCTACGGATAATCATTCTTATACAGCAGTTACTTTGAGTACTACTGATGATAAGTTTTTTGAAATCGAGGGAGAGCTAGAAACTAAGTTATATTCTTCTGAAGGTTCTCGTGAGAATGGTTCTATTTCTTATGAAACATCTTTAGAGGTGTTCTCTCCAAAAATGGAGAAAGTAAAAGCTAAAGGAATTAACTCATATGTTGAGTCATGTGGTTTAATTGTAATCTTTGAAACATACAACAAAGAAACTGATGATAATAAAGCTTTTGTACTAGGTTTTGATGAGATCATGGGTAAAGATGCATCAGTAGATGCTATTGCTAATGAAGTATTAGAAGCTGAATTACAAGGACAAAATGGTTATACAGTTACTTTCGCTGGAAAGCAAGCTCAACTAGTAAGAGAGTTTGTTGGTTCAATAGTAACTAACAGTTCAGGTACTATATCACTAGGTTCATAATATTGTTTATGGTGGATGGTTGCTTTGCAACATTGGGAGAGTTTAAAGGCTCTCCCTTTTTTTATTAATAATAAATATCGATAATTTTATTATATTAGTATTATGAGCAAATTTATTATAAAACCTTCTTTTTTAGGTAAAAAAATAATGGGTTCAGTGGGTATTATCAATCTTACTGAGAAAACAAGCCAAAAGGATTTAAAGAAACTATACAACGCAGGATTTAAAGATGTTGTATCAATAGAAAAGGTCAAAGATGAGCCAAAAGAAGATTAGTAATATAAAAGCCAGTACTGTTAAGACTGACCCTATAACTACTCCGATAGTTAAGAAGGAGAAAAGACCTAATCAGGACATTGAGCAGAAATGGATTCCATTCTTTCAAGATTCCGACAACATCTATGTTAATGATTTAGCAAAGAGGGCAAGAAGGTCCAGTACTCATTCTAGTATAGTAAATCAAAAGATAACATTTATTAAAGGTAAAGGATTCACTTTCAAAGTAGATGGTGAGAATGTTCAATATGATGAGCTACCTAATGACTTTAAAGAATGGTGTAATGAAGTTAACCCTGATGGAGAGAGCCTTTATGAGGTGTTTAGCGACATTGTACAGTCTTATGTAATAACTGGTAATGCTTATCCACATATTAAAAAAAGCGGTGATTATACGGCTTTATATTGCTATGATGCTACAACGGTTAGAAAAAGCAAAAAAGGTGATATTG